AGGAGCGAGTAGTCAGGCTCCTCGCCCCACGTCACGGAATCTCCACCACGGCCTAGACTTTCAGCCTTACGCTCGTCGCGCCGCTGGAAGCGCCAGGCCACGTAGCGGTAGCACCACAGCCGCACAGCTTCGGGAAGATCAGCCTCGGGCTCCAGGAAGTCGAGTCCAGTGCCGACGTATTGCTCGGCGAGCTCGATCGCTGCGGTCAGCATCATACGGAGCTCCGATAGGAGATGGTCCTCGTCCGCCTCCCCGAGTTCCTCCTCGGGGAGAGTAGAGATTCGGAGGTACTGTAGGAGCCCCTCCTGCTCATCGTCCCATGCCATGCGGCTAGAAATCGCGCCCATTACTTCCCCTTGGTCCTCTTAGACTTCGTCTTCTTCCCGGTCACGGGCTTCGGTACCACCCGCGTCTCAGGGGCATGATTGATCCTGATCTCTGGAGGGGGAGGACCAGCTATGGCCTTCACCCACCCTAGCTTCACGAACCGGTTGAGGAGGGGCTGGGGGAGGTCAATCTCCTCCCCCGGCTCCACCTGCTGCCCCAGCACAGTCAACTTCCGCAGGGCTTCTGCTCTCATATCACGATCACCTCACCACTATACGGTGTGGAAATCATCCTTCCCCTTGCCAGGATCGATGGTCCCCAGAGGGGAAGTCTCCGCCGGCCACGCCACAACCGGGATCGCGTACAAGACAGCTACCCTGGCCTCACCATCGGTGGACGTACCGGTAAGCACCGCCTTCACGAGCTTGTCCTCGGTCTGGATAGGGAGCATGGATTCGAACTCAAAGTACGTATTGGCGGCCTGCTTGACACTGAACCCGGCCACGATCTCGTTGAACGAGTCGCCGTAGCCGATGTCAATGGTGTGGGTACTCTCAGAGTTGAACGCTGTCTTGAGGCCGATGACGGCCCCCAGGATGATTGCCCCCTTCGGGATATAGCCGAGTTCGACCGTGGTGTCCTCGTACGTCACGTCCGCCGTGATGGCACAGAGGGGATACCGCGCCGCCACACCTGCGATGCGAAGCTCGTCCCCTTCTGCTTCAGGCCTGTAACCTTTCTGTGTCTTTGGCATCATTCACCCCCTACGGCTCGCAGAGAGCCGCGAAAGCGTCCGGCCGGATCACGCCACCGAGGACCCGCTTGGTGATCAGGAATCCGACGAGCCCAGCCTCCGCCCGCAGCTCAACTAGACGCTGCACGGAAACTCCCCGGCGATCGCGGATCGTGTAGCCAGCCCGGAAGTCGCCGAACAGGACGTATGGAGTTCCAGACGTAGCATCAGCGGCGGGGAGCGTCGGCATAAACTGGGACGTCGCGGTCGGGTATCCATAAATCCTCGCCGGCACCCCGGCCTGCACCGACGGCTGCCACACGTACCCAGCATCCCCTTTCGTCTCAAGCATCAGCTCTAGCTCAGTGCTCGGGTGCATGAGGAACGTCCCGCCGACCCGGTACTGCTCCGGCACCTCATACGCGAGGGTGATCATGTCTTTGAACGTGACGAGCTTAGTCGTTGTCACTTTCACCATCGGGATCTCGTAGGAAGCTGTGCCTACCCTTGTCAGGATCCCTTCCGGCTCCTTCCCGCCCGAGTAGTCCCCGTTCAGGAATCCATCGTCCTCTGCGGGAGCGATCGCGGCTGCGAACGCCGCGTTGATCTCCGCCGGGAGGTCAATGTCCGTGTCCTCAAGCAAGTCAGTTCCGACCCACGTTGAGCCGATGATGTTCCGGACGTACAGGTACTCGTCGCCCGGCACCATCGTGCTCTCGGGCAGGTCGGCCCCAAGCTCAAGCTTCCCCCATGCGACCGTAACTCCAGTCAGGGAGCGCCGGTGCAGCTTATCAGACCCGATCGGCTGTGCGCCGACGAGTCCCCTGATAACCGCCTTAGCAGGGAGGGCCCTCACTAGCTCCCTCTCCATCTCGGCGGGGATCAGGATCTGTCCAGTAGCCTGATCGGCCACGAGCGCCCGCTTCTCGGGTGGAACGCTCGCCCAAACCTCAGGTCCGCGAAGGTAGGACCGAAGGACTGACCGGGCCTCCTTCTCGCGCACCATGCTCTTCTCATCGTCGGACCCCGTTGTAGCCGGGGCCTTCAGCTTGAGCTCCAGTTCAGTTTGTTTGGCACGCAGGTCGGCGATCTTCTGATCGAGCCCAGTCACCCTGGCCTCAACCAGCGCCTCCGCGTTGCTCTCCGATTCGGCGGCCTTGTCCCGCAGGGCCTTCACGAGGACATTCAGTTCCTCAAGAGTAGCCCGCAGCTCGGCCATCGTCGCTGTATCAGTAGGCATCTGTGTCACCTCCGTCCTGCGAGTTCCTGTGAATAGGCTCGCAGGTTATCGAGCAACGTGTGGAGGCTGTCCGGCACGCTGCCAGTATTGGGCGGCGTAGTCGGTCCCGAGGTGGGATGCCCCGGCGTCAGGACCGTCCTAAGTGCCTCAATCTCGTCTCGCAGGTCGCGAATCGCGACCTCGATACCCGATGAGCTCCTCTCCCACGGCGGGTAGAGCCCCTCATCGTCCCATTCCCTTCTCATCTTAGCATAATACCGGGACATATGACGCTTCACCGCGTCGCGGTCTGTCTCCGAAATGTCAGCCTGATCAACCCTCGCAGCCGCAGCGAATATCCCCCTCGGCACACAATAGAGTCTACCATCGATCACGTCCGCGAATGGTAGTCGGTAGGATCCGAATAGATCGGGATTCTCGCTGTCGTACCATAGAAACGCGGTGCGATACTTCTCATTCGGAGTCTCATCTGCCCCGGCCCAGTCGCGCACACGTTGAATAGCCGCCGCCGCATCCCATGCTCGATCCCGATCGGCAAGGGGGAGATCAGCGAAAGTCGTTGCGCCACGGACCTGGAGCCCATCGATCATCTCTGCTACCTCACGCCCCACGCGCAGCAGTTCCTCCAGTGCCCCATCCCGCTCTAGCTGACGCATCCGGACGAGGCGCGCATTCGCCTCCCTCACCGCCGTCACGATAGCTTCTGGGTTCGCCGCGTATCCCGACGTGAGCAAGGCGATCTCGATGAGCTTCACCTCTGTGAAGTGCTCGACCCCATCATCGTCCTTCTTACTCCTTATCACGTAGAATCCGTGGCTCATCTCTGTCACGTAGCCGAAACGGAGCCCGGAATATACCCTCTTGGCGAGGTCGTTCCCGGCAATGTCCAGGTCCCCCTCGACTAGCAACCCGTGCTCGTCCTCGGCGACGCGGGCTAGACCGACAGGCTCCGTCGGATCGTGAAACCACGTGAGCGGGAACAGTCCTTTCCTCTCCCGGAGCGTCTTTTTGAAACAGCCGGCATCGAACACAGTACCGTAGGAATCTTTCACCCCGAAAGCGGAGGCATAGCCCGCGAAGTGTCCCTCGGGCTCCCCGATGCTCCTGAGCTCCATCGGCCATGATCTCGTTTGAATCGTACGCATCTGCACCGCCTCTTAGCTATAAGTCTCTGCGCATCTGCAGTTCACCGTCTCGCCCGGAGGTCCTTCCGGGTCTCCTGGGTACAAGAGTCCGTTTGAGTAGCGCTCGTCCAACGCGCGTTCCTCACCATCCACCATAGCGTGCGTGTCCCTCTCCCTGCCGTCCCGTGTCGTGAGCCATCTCTTGCGCGAGAAAGCCCCGGACTGCTTCGCTCCCTCGTGCATCCCGTAGGAAGCAGCTCCGTGAACCTCCGTCCGGGCGATGGTGTAGGCACGGCTCGTCTCGAATGGGACATCACCCTCCCCCATCCACTCTCCGTAGACACGCTGAATCCGGCTGGCGATCTGAGACGTGCCCTCGTTCTCGATGATCCCCGCTGCGATCTCGTCCCTGAGCGCGCGTTTCGTTGCGCCAGTAATCTGTGTCACTTTCTGTCCTACGACCCTGGCGACGTAGTTCGCAATAACGCTGTTCCAGAGTTCCTGCCTAGTCTGTCCAGCCTGTCGCGCCCTCTCTGGATACAGCTCATGGAACACGTCGTTTCCGAAGTAGTCGATGATGACCTGCCAGCTCGCAGTCAGCGTCTCCGCCCAGTCCTTAGCGTGAGCATCGATCACTGGGTCCATGTCCCGCCCCCCGTTCCGGGCGTAGGATACGACCTCATCGCGTTCCTCACGGAACCTCGCCCGATTGAGGTCGGCAACCTTCCTCTCCCACGCTACCTTGGGGCGATCGATGGAGCGCCAATATGCGTCCTTCAGTGCGTCCGTGTCATAGGACCGGCGCTCGATGCTCCTGAGGCCTCCCCCGCCCACTGGGAAGTAGCTCATCGGGAGGTATCCGGTGTCCCCACCCGGAACCTCCTCAAAGTCGAGTCCTAGCTCTACGTTGATCTGATTGAACGGGATCCCGAGGCTCCAATAAATGCGAGCCTCTTCTGCCTTGTCGCGGCGGGCCCCGACCACTGCTGGGGTTTCTGAGAGGTCGAAGTCAATGAACGTGTCCTCCCCCCACAGTTCCTGCAAGCGTAGATTGTAGCCGTCCCTAATACACTTCAGGAGCCGAAGGACCGGCCCCTCCCACAGGGCCCGGATGGCCCACTTCTTATTCTCGTACGTCGCTTCGGTCAGTCCTAGCGCCTCGGGGTGGATGTCAAACGCCGTGCAGACGTCGCGGCTAGACATACCGTGGCTTGCCACAAAGTCAAGCTCGACAGGGGTCAGGCTCATCGGCACAAACGACGCCTCCGCTCCAGACACAACGATGATGCGCCTCGCGTTGAGGCTCCCCGACCTCTGTTCCTCGATCTGCTTCACGAGCGCCGCGTGTTGCGCCTCGCTCAGCGGAGCCTTGACGTTCACTAGCCCATCGGGTCGGGCGCGGTTGCGCATGGAGAAGCGGTTCCAGTCTATCGTGGCGTTGTCCGTGTCAACGACACGTGCCGCAGCGCGGAGTGGGGAAATCCCGTAGAAGTCCGAGCCTGGATCATAGAGTTTGTGATGCACGACCTCCTCGGCGGGATAGACGAACTCCTCGGATCCCACACGGTACACGTAAGCCCGCGGCCCGTCCCGTCCGGGGAGCACCTCAACGCGATCCGGGCGCAGCCTGTACATCTCCACACGCTGTCCCGAGTTGATCAGGAGGCTGTAGTGATTGCCCGCGAGGAGGAGACACGTGGCGGCCCCCTCCACCATCTGGGACCACGACATCTTCTGATTCGGCTTACGCAGGAGCTGCCAACCGGAGTGTTCATATGGCGCTTCCTCCGTCCCGCCGTCAGACCTCTCTCGCTTCAACACCCACGGAACGGTGGAAACTGCCCCGGCGAGCTTCGTTACGCAGGCATAGACGGCGATATGCGCCCGGTAGCCGTCCCGGATCGCCGCTTCCGTGTCCCAGTCGGAGGGGACGGGGAAGGACGTTTGATAATCAGGAACAATGATTGGGCTCGCACGTGGCGATTCCTGACGGAGGAGCAATGCTGCAACCCGCTTACGGATCCCCATCGCCCGGTTATACATCGAATTGGATAGCACCGTCAAGCCGCCCCGATCATCACTGCGGGAACCGAGCTCGCCGTCTGCGTCCAGTGAGCGATCAGAAGAGCGTCTCCGTAATCCGGCGATTTGGGAGGATCGATTACGCGCAGCTTCGAGCCCGATATAAACTCGTACTTCCACCCAGACAGATCACGTATCAGCTCCTGGACTGGCGGGATGGCGATATTCCCGGCAATGAACCGCTCGCGCAGGCTCCATGCGGCCTCCGCCTTCAGGTTGGCGAACCGGGCCTTGTCGCTGGGGCTCGCCCCCGACACGAACTCGGCGACCTCGTACCCTTCCCGGCGCAGGACGTCCATCGGCCCCCAGCCAGGAGCCGATGCATCGATCCCGAACCGACGCAATCCGTTTGCCACGCATAGCATCTTGATCTCCCCGGTCACGGACACCTGATCCCGGCCATGGAAGGCCCGCATCTCGACCACGCGGTCCCCGGCGAGGTGCGCAATCACCGTCGCGTCCTGCCCCTGCCGGGCGATGTCTGCTCCTACCGCGCGCCTACCGGGATCCTCGGGCGTCGCCTGCCACCGATCGATCGCCGCCTGGATCGCCCCCCACGGAATGAGCGAGTCCTCGGTTTCCTGCGGGAACTGCCCGAGCACACCGAACTGCCAGTACGGGGAGTCCTCGCCGTAGTCCTCACGCACCCTCTCGATCCAGTCTCGCGTGGCAAGCCCAGGAATTCCGAGATCGGCACACTCAAACGAGCTCACCGTGATGCAGTTTCTATGCTTGGATCCCTTCTGTTGGTGCTCGTAGAACCATCCACTCGTCCGCGTCGGGTTACTGATAGCTAGCAGCCTGTTATCAGGCGACGTCAGACATCCGTCTACCGCCTGCCGCACAGCGTCGGACGTCCCGGACGCCTCGTCTATCACGATCAGGAGATGCGGGGCATGGAAGCCCCGGAAAGCCTCAGGGTCCGCCGCCTGCCCTGCCCATATCGTCGCGTACCAGTCTTGAGCAATGTTCACGCTCTCCGCCGCCGGCTCGGGTAGCGTCGCCACGATCGGCCTCCCCGACAGGAGGAACGTCCGCAGCGCCCCGTACACCCGCATAAACTCGGACCATGCCTGCCGCTTCACCTGCTCAAGCTTCGTGGCGATGTAGATCACCTTCGTCTGCGGATTCGCGATCAGGAACGCCACACCGATAGCTCCTGCCACGAAGGTCTTCCCGGTAGAATGCCCTGTCCTGACGTAGGTCTGCTGGTAGTCAAAGACGGACCGGAAAATGTCCTCTTGTCTCTTCCACAGACCGTGCTCGAATCCGATCATTGGGAGGATACGCAGGAAGCCGTCTGGGGTCCGCAGTTGTCGCACTACCTCTGCGAACGCCTGTTCATCCGCTTCCGGTACCTTCACCGCTGCTAGGTTCTTCTTTTCCAGCTTCTTCTTTTGTAAGAAGGACTTCCCTCCACTGGACAATCTTTATCGGACCTCCGTCTGCTCCAGTCATTTTCAGGTTGCGTCGGTCTGCCCACCGGCCAGGGGCGCGGTTGTAAAGCACAACCTGGATGGCCACGATGTTCCCGGACAGCGCAGCGTCGTACAGCGCGTCCTCCACAGCTTCGACCGCATCCAGTTCGGCTGCCTCTATTGCGGCTGCGAATTCTGGATCGGAGATTGCGGCTCTCCTGATCGCCCACCGCTTCATTCCGATGGATTCCGCAGCTGCCCCTCTGCGCAGGCCACGCCGCAAAGCATCCAGATACAGCTCTTTCTTCTTGTCAGTGAGCTTGTATGGTTTCCCCTTCTTACTACCACGTTCTGTCATGCTCGATCACCTATCCTCAGTATAGCGCAGATGGCAGCCACTGATCCGAGGGGGGCCGGGGCTAGCGCACGGAGCCCCGGCTCGTGGTTACGTTCCCAGGAGGTGTTCACCTCTTGTTCGTAGTTTGGTGCGCTGTTTCCCCCCCTCGGGCCCCGGTCGCAGGGAGTCCCGGCCGGGTGGGGTACGGTTAGGAGCGGAAAAGAAGGGGTTCACCTCCAAAGCATCGGATTCTCCCTGTCGTGGTGCTCCGTCGGGGAGTCGAACCCCGCGGGCTATCCCGTGGCGGAAGGAGGACCTGCCGCTGGGCCACGGCAGGAGGAGGAATACCACGGATAGTCCCGGCACCGGCACGGAGCTATAGGTCATGCGATCTCCTCTTTATAGTACGTGTAGCTTTCGGCCATGCCGATTGCCACTCTCCATGTCATCCTGCCTCTTGGTCGAGGCCACTGTACTACCTCCTCTGTTACACCTCTGTTACACGGGCTGTTACATCGCCCCCTTTAAGGGGGGGGGCGATGTAACACTAGCCACTGTTACAAGACTGTTACACGATGTAACACCTCTCCTTTGCAGAGCAGAACTACATCTCGCGTAATTGGTGTTACACGACTGTTACACGATGTAACGGCCAAAAGTGTTACACGACGCCGAAAAATGTAACAGCACGGGCCATAAATCCATACTGGAACAGGCTGGATACCCCAGCCCCCCCCTGGGTTTTCCACAGGTTGAGCCTTCCTAGCCCTCCCAGGCTGTTGCCGGCGGAACGGAGCCATGCGACGCCACGATTCTGTTAGCCAGTACTGCATTCCATGGTCATGACGCTGCCGGCTGTTCCGCCGCGAGACGGCGGGTCGTGGCGGTGTACTGTTACATCGTGTAACACCTTGTAACACCCGTGTAACAGTACACCTCAGAAGGGACACGTGTCCTCCTTGGCAGTGAGCCCGTAGCGGCCATCGGGCAGCTTGCGGATGCGGCCCTCAGAGACGAGGCGTCCTAGGTAGACGCGCACTGTATTGGGATTGATCCCCGTCGCGTCCGCGATCTCCCTGGGACTGAGCGGCTCTGTGGCGAGTGCGGAGAGGATCTGCTGCCAGGAGGGGAGCATGCTGACCGCGTCTGGTACGGCTGTGATGTCGATTGGGTGGGCTGTTATTGGACCGCGGCCGTTGTCTGAGTCATCGAAGCGGAACTCGATCCCGAGGCTGGGGAGCTTACCGGACAGGTTGGCCTTGTCATGGATCAGGCCTAGGGAGAGGCTGGATCCCCCGGGCTCGCTGATAGAGCGTGCTGCCCACACCGATGAGGCTAGGTTGCGGAAGAAGATCGAGCCGTAGATCCCACGTTCCCGGTCTTTGCCGTGGTGACCGATCACGATGGAGGTCGTATCGAGCATCCGCAGCGCCTCAAAGAGGGCGGACGCTGGCGCGGCCGGATCACGCCCGTCACCAATCCCCGTAGCGGGGAGGAGGGAGTCGATCACGAGGAGACCGATCTGATCGCGTTGGACCACCTCCGCGATCGCTTCTACGTCGTCTATTAGGGGGATCACGCATTTCCTGTAGTAGAGCTTCGCTGGAGTGGTGAGGCCGAGCCCTAGGGAGAGACGATAGAGTCGCCGGCGGGCCTCGGGGGGCTTCCTCTCCCAGTCGAGGTAGAGCACGTGGCGAGGCTCGGGCGCTGCCAGGCGAAGGCGCGGGTGCTCGATCCCGGCCGAAACGAGTATCGAGATCAGCATCCCAAACATGCTTTTCCCTGAAGCTCCGTCTCCATACAGGATCGTCGGCTCTCCATCGGGTAGTAGTGGAGGGAGGAGGTACGTCACGGGGTCCGGGTACTCGTCGGAGAGGATGAGGAGACGCGGCTCTCCAGAGAGTAATCGGTCCTCGATCTCCGTGTACATCCGCTCTAGCTCTACACGCCATGGAACGTCTGGACGGTCCTGTTCGAGGTCCTTGGCAAGCGCGTTGCGTGTGCGAGCGGCGGCGAGGTTGATCGCTCCTGATCCGGCGATGCGCGCCCCCGTCGTGTCGGAATAGACCCGCATGATGGCAGTGAGGCGCGTCGCGTCGGAATGTAGCTTCACTGACCTCAGATTGATACGCACGCCATATGCCGGCATCACGTAGGTGTAGGTGTGCGCGTGTCCCTCTAGCCGACTCGTGGTAGGTGCCGGCTCCCACGTCGGCGCTGCCTCCACTATATCGAGTAGCTCCTGGATCGTGTGCCCGGATGCCAGCCAGTCGCTCACGTCACCATGCTGATCTAGGCCGGGGAGGTTGATGACTTTGACGCTAGAGGCCTGACCGTAGAGCGCCTGCGCCACGGTCTGACCGTGAGCCTGCCCCGGCACGTCGTTGTCGGGCAGGATCACCACGTCCCGCCCGGCTAGCGTCCGGGTGTACTCCGGCTTCCACTTTCCCGCTCCCCCGATGTTCGTCGTGGCGAGGAGCCCGGCTTTCGTGAGCCGGTCTACGTCCTTCTCCCCCTCCACCACGAACACCACCTCGTCCGGATTCGCTAGGAGATCCGGCAAGCGGTAGAGGACACGCTCTTTGACCTTGGAGAGCGTCCATTGCCACCCGTCACCGTCTGGGACGCGCACCCGGAACGACTTCGGCCTGAGCCGTACAACCTGGTAGAGGAGCTTTCCGTCCTCGTCCTTGTAATCGTAGGTAGCCTCGACCGCGGCCCAGTCACCGTCATGATCGTCTAAGCCGATGGCCTCCCGGATCTGCTCATAGGAGCACCCGGCGTGACAGTAGAGGAGGAGCTTCCCCTGGCTTTCCGTGATCGATAGTGATGGGTGCTCGTCCTCATGCGCCGGGCAGCGCGCTACCCACTGCCCGTTGCCCCCCCTGACGCCCTGCAGCCTCCCTAGGACGTCTTGCGCGGTCATTGTTGGTAGATCCGCTGCCGGTGAAGTTCCACCAAGCGGCAGAGGATTATCGTGGCTCTTTCGGTATCACCAACCTGCTCAGCTTCAGCCAATGCCCGTTCGAGGGCGTGGATTCTATCCTCGATGCTGCTTCCGTTTGCCATTCCATCCCCCTCCTGCGGATCCGGTAGCTGGCCGCGGGCCGCGGGGAGGATGGAGAAGCCGCTCCACACGGCCAGCGTCCGGCGCTTCACGGGTAGCTAGCCCGCTCCTACACGGTACGTCAGGGAACCTGATCTGTCAAGTCATGATGGTACAATTCGTCCTCCTTCGGAGGCATGAGGGCCCGAAGGTAGAACCCAGCCACGATGATCTGGATGAAGTCCAGCGCGACATGGCACGCGATGGCGATCAGTAGCCACCCCCACCATCTCATGCAGTACCTCCCGGTGCTTCCACCATGCCCATCGCTCGTTCGGCGCAGGAGACGAGATCTGCGCGACCGGTCAACGCTGCCCACTTCGCTGCCGCCGCTGCCTTCACGGCCACCCACGTCACCAACGTTTGCTTCCCTGCCGCGTCCGCAGCACACAACTCATCCGCCACCAACGCCGCACGCATCGCCGCATCCGCAGCCAACGCCGCTGCTTTGCACTGCCGATAGGCCTCTTTCACGGCTGACTTCGCTGCCGACTGTGACCTATCCATCCCGCTCAACCACGCATCTGCCCATTCATTCCACCGAGGGTCAGAGTAGACTGCCTTTGCGCAGTAGATTCCGTAAGCGACTCGCTGCTCCAGGCTAATCGCTGGGACGGTGATCTCGCGGACGATACGCATCCGTTGGGCCTTGAGCTGCATCTGCCAGTCATAGATGGTTTTACCGGCAGCCTCGGCCTCGAACAGGCGTGGGTCCCGGATGTTAGCGTGGAGCTGATTGTGCAGTACCGCTAGGAGCGGGTGCACATACCCATGGAACCCTCCTGGTCCGCAGAATGGGGCGGGGCTTTTATATTCCTTCCACTCTCCCAGAGTCCATGCACATCCCCTATATGATGTCATGTCCTGGGCCAATGGCATGTAGCACTTCTCACTCATCGCTCCTCCCTCGCGTTCAGCGCAGCGTGCAGGATCATAGGGAACAGCCTGACTGCGCAGCCACGCACGTAGCGATACTCGCCGTTGGAGCCCAGTAGCAAGGGCAGCTCTAACCACCATTCGCACTTATCGCGCATACATCCGCTTAGTAGTGGGCACCGCATGACCTGCTCGTCCGCTCTCGTCACCTCGCTCATCGTACCTCCTTCAGTTCCTCGGGGCGTTGTAGCCAACAATAACAATACGCTCCAGCGCCTCGATCAGTGCCTGCACTACTCCCTGCTCCAGCTCCTCGGTCGGGATGCCCGCGCACGCGTTGACGCAGGCGACGATGCGACGGGCATTTTCCAGGGCAGGCTGGTCGGTGCAGGACTGGATCACCTCAGTAACGAGGATTGGCGGCCTGCCGCCTGCGACGATGCTCACTGCACCAGTGGCCCCCACTCGGCCAATCCGCCACGGCTCTGGGGTGTGAGCTATAACGCGATCTACATTCCCGCCACGTTCTATCATGACGTCCCTCCCATCCTTCTATACGTGCGGCGTAGGTACCGTCCGGCTGGCACCGTGCTCGCCTTCCGATCCACCCACGTTCCCTGGATCAGCCAGTCTCCACAGACAACCGTCTCCCTCTCGCCGAGGATCTGCTTCAGCTCAGCTTCCACAGAGTCTAGCTCCTGCCGTGCAGACAGTAGCTCCTCCCTCCGATCGAGGAGAGAGGCCAGCCTCTCCTCATCACTGATATGCGCCGCCTCACCGTAGAAGATGTCGGGCTTGCACACCAATCTGAACTCGCAGTCGTGGCACTGATCCCCCTCCGTCCGTTCCGGAGGGTCCTTGGCGAGGATCCGCTCGTGCACCTCTCGGACCCGCTCCAGAATCCCTGAGACGTACAGAGGGTCCTCAGTTATCCACAGTTCCTTTACCGAAAACCTAGACTTGTCCTTTAGCAGGAAGATTCCGACGTCATCTCCTAGCGCATGTAGAGCGTGGAGGTAGATCTGTAGCTGCGTCGGCCACAGCCTCTCATACCACCTGTCAGAATTCAGCATGTCAGCGAGGCTGTTTATGCTTGGGAACCTGTGCTGAGAGACGCTTTTGATCTCATAGATCACCGCCCTCGGCTCGCCGCGATCGGTCAGAGGCCAACCGTCTAGCTGGCTCTCTGGGTAGAGCCGACCGTCAATCCGGCCCGTGATGGGGGGATCGGGGATTGTGATCTTTGTCTGCGACTGGATGATCCTGAAGCCTGCCGAAGCGAGCGCCAGCTCCACCGCCCTCTCCTGCGCCCGCCCCTCCGCGAATACTTCCCGAAGGCTTTCCGGTGGAGGGGTCGCCTTGTCATAATCCACCCACGCGTGGTACAGGTACCGCGCGCAGGGGTGACCAACCCGGCTGGCCCAGAAAGACGTCGGCTGATAGGGTTCCCATGCCTTCGTCGCGATCTCTCGGATCCTCTCTCCAATCATTCCTCCTCCTTCGCGTCCTCATCCTCCGCCACGAGTCCGGCAGCCTTGGCGAGCTTCTGCACCTTGTGGTAGGTGACGGATAGTCTCCTCCCCTTCAGGTCGGCCGTTGAGTTCACGCCTGGAACAGGCGTCTTGTCCCGGCCGACGAAGGACGTGACTTCGATCAGCATTTTCCTGGCCGCGTCCATGTCGCCCTTGTTCAGGGAGAGGAGCCAGTCTTTGATCTTCTCTCGCATCTCCTCCTCGGTGGGACCTGTAGTCTGTCCACCGTATGCGACGTGCCCGGCAGCTCCATCCTGGGCAAGACCATAGACAGCCAGGTCCTCCCAGGTGAGACCACGGAGGCCCAGGACCTCCATGATCCCACGCACCTTCGCACTTGTTTGTGACGCCATCGCGACGTCACGCTCGTTGACCTCCTCCAGACGGAGCATCCGCCTCTCCTCAGTCCCGTCGGGTAGCCTGGTATAGCGGACGGCAAAGAATGGGTCCTTGCTCGTCCGCATACCTACCACCTCGGTGGAGCGACCGAGGAGATCACTCCACACCCGGACCTTTGTTCGGTATATGTAGTGGTCCTCCCGGTCCTCCCTAGTGGGCCCCTCCAGAATCTGCACGTGCACGCCCCAGAGCCTGGCCATCCTCTCCGCCCCGATCTCCATCGGGTATGGACGGCCTCCGAGGTCAACCCAGTCACGAATGCCACAGGATGCCACCGACGCGCGGATGATCTGAGACATCGCCTTCACCCGCTCGTCGGCCGTCGCGGCGAGCCTCCGTAGCACCGACAGCTCCATCATCGCCGGTCCCGTGCTCGACAGGACCTGCGTCCCCTCCTCGTCCGGGATCAGATCTACTTCCCGGTCTGGAATCGCGTTCATACCCTCCTTCCCGTTTGCCATCATTCCTCCTTTCCAACATCGAACACCAAGAGGGCCCGGTTGCGCCTGTCTACCGCCTCGAACCCTCCCGGCTCTCCCATATGCCCGGCGATCCGCCTCGCGCGGATGCGCCGGAGCCTCCCGAACCGCAGACGAACCACCCGTGCAGCTACATCCTCGGGGGTCTCCCCGCGCACAGTCATCGGGAGAGCTCCTCCTCCAAACGTGATCTGCCACTGTGAGGTCCGCGGGGCCCACTTCATTGCTTCACCCGCGCGGGGCCTTGCCCGCGCACCACCTGGCTCAGCCTCAGGGCGGACAGCCGAGTCACGACGTCCGGCCGTGGCTGGCGCTTCCCCTGCTCCCACGCCTGCACTGCGCAGACGGAGACACCTAACCGCTCGGCGAACTGGACCTGGGTAAGCCCCAGGTCCTTACGCAGTTCTTTGATCTCATTCCGGTCCATGTTCACCTCTCCTCCCAGGTCTGCACCGCGCGCGCAGCCACTCGTGAGGCATACGCGCATAGTACGATTCCCCTATACGGACCACCCGCCGTACCGAGCATCCCATATACGTCGGGCCATGGATGAGGACTGTCTTCCCGGCTGCGATGTCCTCTTTGTCAGCAGCGGAGAGACCTAGAACTCGCCTGGCACCAAGTTCCGACCCCCAGTGGCGGCAATACGCCGTCTCTGAGATCCTTCCTGCTACCCTAGCCATTGTGTCCACCTCCGATGAAATAGCGCATCGGGATGGCAGAATAGCCCACTCCGATGCGCTATGATTCGCTTGGTGAGGGGTCACTTGCCCCCCACCTTCGCCTTTAGCCACGCCGCAGCCCTCTCGGCTGCGGCCCACTCATCCACCCCGAATTCCTCGGGACGTGGCCCCTCCCCCAGGCCCAGAGCTTGGGAGGCGAGCCACAACCCGTCCGCGACGTCTCGGTAAGCGAGATTTCGCGAACTCCGCCGCATCGCGGACTCCTCCAGGAAAAACATAGCTGCGTCTAGCAGCTCGTCCTTCGACGGAGCCGGAGCCTGCGGGCATCGCCCGCTGGCCCGGAACAGCACGTCGCTTGCCTGCCTGTACGTCCGAATCATCTCTTCTGCCATGTTCCACCTCCTTGGCATGATAGTACACCTATGCACCAGCAGGTCAAGAGGACATTCGTCCCGGACGGGGAGGACTCGTAAGTGGGAGGGCCCCCGGTTTCACGCCGAGGGCCCTCCGGGGTGGAAAGGAGGCAAGATGGGGAGAGGCGGCCTTATGGGTCCTCCTCACGGTGTGCGCGAGGAGGGGGGAGGTGGGGCCCGCCGTCTCCCCATTCCTACATCACTTATACATCACCTCACCTCGATGTACACGACCGTTTCCCCCTCTTGCCAGTTTGCGTCGCGGACAGAGAGCGTCACGCGATACCTGTAAGCGTCCGGCTCCCCATCTTCGCACGTCGGTCCGGGGAGCCATGTCTTGAAGATTGGCTTGTCGCTGACGATGTACTCGGGCTCCGTCGCCCACCGGTACGGTATC